GTGGGGCTTTGCGAGAACTGCATTCATCGACAACGCCGACCAAGCGACTATTACCGAATTTCAGAAGTACAAGCGGCAAAACGGCTGTATTTATGATTTTGCAAATGCGTGGAAGAAAACAAAGATTATCGACAGAATTAACCTTGTGCTCGGCTGGCTTGCCACTGACTGTTATTTTGTGCTTGAACATTGTAAAAACACGATTGCCGAGTTTGAAATTTACAGCTGGCGAGAAGATAAAGACAACACACCCGAGGACGGTCACGACCATTGTATAAACAGTGGGCAGTATGCGTGGCTGCCGTTTAAAAATATTATTGGAAGTGAAATAAATGGGGCTGATAAACAGAATGGCTGATACAATCAGAACAGGATTAAGAAATTTTTTACATATCACTAAAGCGCCCGACAGAACGATAACCGTTGACGAAACGAGCAATCATCAAACTGAATGCTTTACCAACCGCATTTGGTATTGGGGCAACAGCAGACAGCTTTCACAGCTTTACACACAGCTTGACAGCGACAAAACACGCTTTTGGTCTGCCGAGTGTACCAAAGGGCTGAAAATACGAAAAATCCACACAGGCTTGCCCGCTCTCATTTGCGATACACTCGCTAATATTGTGATTGCAGACTATAACGGTACAGAGGTTACAAGCAAAAATACGACAGCTTATGCCGAACGGTGGGCGGAGATAGAGAAAGAAAACAAACTCGCAGGTGTAATAAAGCAAATGCTCCGTGACCTATGTGTTGTCGGTGACGGTGCGTTTAAAATCAGCTTTGACAAGGCTGTATCAGATGTTCCGATTGTTGAATGGTATCCTGCCGAGCAGATTGATTTTACATATGTGCGTGGCAGAATCAGAGAAGTAAAGTTTTACACCGACTACACGCAAAAGCACCGACATTTTCGCTTTGAGGAAACCTACGGTTACGGCTATATAAAATATGCCCTCTATGACGATAACGGCAGAGAGGTCGATTTACACACAGTTAAGGCACTTGATTGGATAGACAGCAACGGTGTAACCTTTGATACATCGTATATGTGGGCAGTACCGGTTATTTACGGCAAATCGTGCCACAAGGGCAGAGGTGCGGGCATTATCGGCATAAAAACAGACGCTTTCGACAGCCTTGATGAAGTGTGGTCGCAGTGGATGGACGCTTTAAGAGCTTGCCGAACAAAGCAGTATGTGCCTGAATGTCTTATCCCTCGAAACCCCGAAACCTGTCAGCCGATGTCGCCAAATTCCTTTGACAACCGATTTATTGCAGTAGGAAACGATATGTCGGAAAACGGCAACGGCAACAGGATTTACACCGAAAGTCCGCAGATTCAGCATGAAAGCTATTTAAGTTCTTATATAACCGCTCTTGACCTTTGCTTGCAGGGTGTTATTTCTCCGTCAACCCTTGGTATTGATACGAAGAAACTCGATAATGCCGAGGCACAGAGAGAAAAAGAGAAAACAACTCTGTATACAAGACAGAACCTTGTTGAGCTCACCGAGAACGCTATGCAGAGCCTTGTTGATGTTGTACTCAATGCAGACAGTGAGCTTAACGGCAAGGGAATTGTTGACGGAATAGAGGTATCCGTAAACTTTGGTGAGTACGCCAATCCGTCATTTGAAAGTCAGGTTGAAACCGTGTCAAAAGCAAGACAGGGCGGTTTGATGTCGGTTGAAACCTCGGTCGAGGAATTGTACGGCGACAGTAAGTCGGACGATTGGAAAGCCGAAGAGGTACAGAGGATAAAAGAAGAGCAGGGCATTACAAGTGAGGAAGAAACCTCGTCATTCGACGATTTGGCAGGACTGACAGATGAGTGATTACGATATCGGAAAAGCCTTTGAAGAAATCGAAAATGAACTTATTGACAGTATGATGCGCAATTTCAGCCGACACAGAGCAGAGGAAACCAAAGAGGGCTATAATTGGACCCAATGGCAGGCAGAACAACTAAAGGCGCTTGAGGAGTACCGCAAAACGAACGCCCAAAAATTTGGCAAGCAGTTCAAGAGCATTAACAGCAAGGTTGAAGAAATGATACACACCGCAAGAGCCGACGGCAACGCAGAACAGGAAGTGAAAATCCTCGAGGCTATTAAGAACGGCTTTACACCGCATATGCCCACAGGAGCGAGCACAGGCGAGTTTTTTAAGGTCAATAACCGTAAGCTCAATGCTCTTGTAAAATCGACCACAGACGATTTAAAGAGGGCGGAAACGGCAGTCCTGCGTATGAGCAATGACAAGTACCGCAAGGCAATCTTCAATGCTCAGGTGTACGCAAACACCGGTGCAGGCACATACGAAAAAGCAGTTGATATGGCTTGTAAGGATATGCTAAACGCAGGGCTGAATTGTGTGGAGTATAAAAACGGTGCAAGGCACACGCTTTCAGACTATGCGGATATGGCAATCAAGACAGCAAACAAGAGAGCCTATCTAAGAGGCGAGGGCGAAGAAAGAGCTAAGTACGGGCTTTCGCTTGTTGTGGTAAACTCAAGGCAGGGCGGTTGCCCTGATTGTGCAAAATATATCGGCAAGGTGTTTATTGATGATGTGTATTCAAACGGCAAAAAATCGGACGGTGATTATCCGCTGCTTTCAACCGCCATAGCGGAGGGGCTTTTTCACCCACGCTGTAAGGACAGCACAAGCACCCACTACCCAGAACTTGATGATTTGAGCGGACCTCTCTCCGATGACGAGCTTGCAGAGCTTGACCGCCAAAGAGGACTTGAAGTACAGCAACAGCACGCAGAAAAGCAAGCCGAACGCTTTGACCGCAGGGCAAAATACAGCCTTGATGAGGACAACAAGAAGTTTGCTAAAGCAAGAGCAGACGAGTGGCACGATAGGGCGGATAAGTTGGCGGAAAAAACAAGAGATTTTACTATCGACGACAGTAAGCAGAAATATTATAAATCTGTAGTTGACGGAGGTGAAGAAAAAGACTTTAACAGAAAAAACAGCGGTAAAAAAATTACAGTAAAAGCACATAAGACCACGGGCAGTAATGATATTTATTTATCAGATAAAGTAAAACTGAAACGCAAGCAATTCCATAAGTTTGATAAGAATGTTACAAAGATTTATGAAATGCTCGGTCAGAGCAAATCTGAAAATAAACCTGCTATTTGCATATTATCCCCCGAAGAAATGGGCAAAAATGCAGTTGCAACTTACATACCGACTGATAATGTTTTAACTGTAAATTCAGCTTATTTTATAACTAAGAATTTAGCCGAATTGCAGAAATCGTTTGCTTGTTCTGACAGTGAATTGAGTTCGGTACTTCATGAGCTTATCCATTGGCAAGATGCCGAGAAATACAGACAAAAATTCGGTAAAATTACCGATTATAACGCATATTGCGATTATCTTAATAAAATTTATGCTCCAAAGGTTGAAAAATTGATAAGAAGCGGTTATAATATAAGTGATATAAGCGAGTATGCTTTTGACTGTTTAAGAGATAAAGTTATGGATGAAGTTTATGATGAGTATAGAGTTAAGCAACTTTTAGGGGGTTGATACAATGAGATTAATGCAAACAGAAGAACAGAAATCTCTTTGGGATATGTTTAAACCGTATCTTGTGGTAAATGGTTTAGACGTAACTTTGCGTGAAGATGCTCCCCAAGAAGTAAAAGATGCCGAAGCGCTTTATAATAAACTTAGGGAGAAAGAAAAAAAGCAATTTCTTGAAGATAATGGCATAATTTAACCGCTCCGTAAAAAGAGAGGGTTTGTTATACTAAAAATTCAATAACCAATTAAAGCACTTAATCAATCGGATTGAGTGCTTTTTTTATGCGAAAGGAAATGTGAAATGACTAATGAAGAATTTTTGAAACTTGCAAAAAGGACAGTAAAAGACTATACAACAGAACATCTTGATAAATCAGACGGCGAAGTCGACTTTTGCGTATACGTTGTTTGGTCTTGTAAAACACTGCAAAACAGCAAAGCACTTCTGTCAACAACGCTCCGTGACGGTATGTATTATGAGTGTACATACAACGGTGACAAAGACGAAATGTACTTTGATGCGTACAAGAAGTTTGAAAACAGGGTAATTAAACACTAAAAAGAGCGGTTTTGTTATTTTAACTTGCCCGTAAAGGGTTACAATTCGTAAAAATGGCTTGTTTTCGGACTTTTTAACTTGCCTATAACTTGCCAAGATAAAACTTAATACATCAAATCAGCACTTTGAGAAATCAGAGTGCTTTTTTGTATTTAAACCCGTCGATTTCGACCGGTTAGAAAGGCGGTGACAAAATGAAAGTAAGAGTAATTACATCGTTCAACGATAAAACCGAGGGGTTTATTAACAGACCGATTAATGAAGTTTTTGAATGCTCCGAGCAGAGAGCAAAGCAGCTCATTGACGGTGGTTTTGCGACAGAGGTTAAGTCCAACGCTACGGAAAATAAGCCAAACGCTACGGAAAAGCCGAAAAGAAAGACAACAAAAACAGCTTAAAACGCACTTGTGAGTGACTGCACAGGTGCTTTTTTATTGTCCGAAGACATTAAACTACGGGAGACACCGAGCAAAACTGAAACAGAGAGACACTCTATAAACTGATTACGGGAGACACCCGATAACTGAAAGGATTGATAAAATATGGCAGAAAATAACCCAACACCTAACCCAAACGAAACACAGCCGACACCGCAGGGCAATCCTGCACTTGCGTTTGATTATGACAAGCTTGCAAGTCTTATTAACGGCAAGCAGAGCGTAGCCGAAGATACGGTTTTAAAGTCGTATTTCAAAGAACAGGGATTGTCGGCAGAGGAAATGAAGCAGGCTATCGGAGCTTTTAAGGAACAGAAAGCCAAGAACACACCCGACATTGCAAAAATTCAGGCGGAAGTTGAATCCGTAAACAACGCAAAGCTCACGGCAGAAGTCAATCAGTCGGCAACCCTCGAAGCCGTAAAACAGGGCGTTGACGTAACAAGCGTGCCGTATGTGCTTAAAATGGCGGACTTTTCGGCCGTTATAACAGACGGCAAAATCAACACAGAAAAGCTGACCGAGGCGGTTAAGAAAGTGCTTGATGATGTGCCTGCGCTAAAAAAGACCGCCGATAACAGCGCAGGTGTTCGGAAAATCGGCGGTGACGGTAACGGTACATCAGACGGTACTAAACAAAATTCAAGCGTTCCGACAAAGAAATGGAACAGATTTAATATTTAAGAAAGGACAATTTAACTATGGCAAACACAAATAACTATGCAGAGCAGTTCAGCCCGGATTTGCTCGAAATTCTTATGCAGGGCACACTTACTTCACCATTCATCACTTCAAATGTAAAGTGGGTGGGTGCAAGAACTTTTCACTTTACACAGATGTCAACAACAGGCTTTAAAAACCACAGCAGAGAGGGCGGTTGGAACAAAGGCAAATATACACAGACAGATGTTCCTTTCACTTGCGAGCACGACAGAGATATTGAGTTCCTTGTGGATAAGGCAGATGTTGACGAAACTAACGCAACCGCAAAGGTTGAGAATATTTCAAAGGTGTTTGAGCAGACACAGGTCGCACCGGAAACCGACGCACTTTTCTTTTCAAAAGTTGCCGCAAAGGCGCAGGCAACAGACGGCTATCATTCAGCTACCAAGTCAACCGAATGGACCAAAGCAAGTGCTTACTCAAAGCTCAAAACTATTCTCTCTGCGGGCAAGCTCCGCAGATATAAAGCAAGAGGCACACTTGTTGCTTATGTAACATCAAACATTATGGACTGCCTTGAACAGTCAACAGAATTTACCCGTAAGATTGAGCTTACCCAGATTGCCGAGGGCGGTATGGGAATTGAAACAAGAGTAACCGAGATTGACGGCTGCCCTGTTATCGAGGTTATTGACGATGAGCGTTTCTATGACAGTTTCAACTTTAATCCTGCCAACGGTGGTTTTGAGCCTGCAACAGGCGGTCACAAAATCAATGTTCTTGTTGCTTGTGGTGATACCTGCAAGACTGTACCGAAGATTTCAAGTATTTACTTCTTTGCACCGGGGGCACATACAGAGGGAGACGGTTGGCTCTATCAGAACCGTACACTTTCCGATACATTTGTTTTCCCTAACGGCAAAGATGGCAAGATTGACAGTATTTATGTTGATGTTGACACAACGGCGGTTGCGTAATGTATGCAGATTACATTGAACAGCAGGGCGGAGATGAAAAAAGCATTATCTCCGCCGCTCACATCGACATTCTGACCTTTAACCGCATTGATTTTGAAAAACTTTCGGAAATGCAGAAGAGAATCATCGGCAGAGTGCATAGCAGACTTACTGCTTTTGAAGAAGAAAATGCCGATATGATTTCTTCCTATCTGAAAAGCTATTCAATCAACGGCACATCAATGGAATTTGGCGCAAGTTGGAATTTGATGTGCATTAGCGGCGTGGCAATTCCTGCGGACCTCTACTCTCTGCTTAAATCAACAGGGCTTTGTTATCCTGCAATATGAGGTGATATGTTTTGAAATTTCCGTCACTTGTAAAAAAGCAGTTCTGTAAAACTCCTGTCGAGGTCACAATCTACGGTGAGGGTGTTACCGAAGACGGTGCACCCGTTGTTGCCTTCCACTGCGGAGAAATATACCCGTCAGACACCTTATTGCCGAACACTAATTTGTTTGCGGGTAATGCTCATTGCAATATGCAGTCAAAAGCAAAGACCATATACACAAAAGAACAGAAAATCGTGCAGGTGTCTGCAGTGCTGCTTTTTGACGGTGACATTGCTCCCGACACCCCGACTTTGAGCGCAGGCTTTGTAGTGCTTGACGGAGTAAAGCGTAACATCGTACAAGGCATTAAACACCGCAACCCTGACGGTACAGTGAATTATACGGAATTGGATGTGATTTAATGGGTTTTTCGGTAACATCAAAAATCAAGCTGAATCTGCCTGTGCTAAAACAGCTTGATACAGCACAGCAAACGGCATTGCGTAAAACGACAGACGCATTGCTCACGCAGATAAAGAACACGCAGGTTATGCCGTTTGATACAGGTAATTTGCAGAACGAAAGCACCTTTGCCGATTATGCAAATCTTGCCGAGGGCGAAACAAAAATCGTATCGAGTACACCGTATGCCAGACGGTTGTATTTTCATCCCGAGTATAATTTCAGCCGTGAGGAAAACATTGCCGCCGGCGGCAAGTGGCTTGCACCTTGGATCAAGGGCGGTACACGACAAAACTTTTGTCAAAAGGCATTTGCACGATTTTACAAACAGGAGGCAGGACTTTGATTTATTTATCTGACATAAGGGACTTTTTAAAGACTGTCTTTAAAGCAGAGCATTACTACATCGGTAAACTCGATAACAAACAAGATAAGTCCCTCGGTGTGTACTCTCTCAAGCAGTCGGGTGCTCCTGTAAGGGCGATTGGTGACGAGAGTACATACAACACAATCAGCGTGTCTTTACTCTTGCATTGGAACAACAACGCAAATGAAACGGAGCGACAGGCACGCAATTTATTTGAAACGCTTTACAGTGTAAAATATGTTGAAATCAACAAACACACAATTTATATGATTGAACTGCTCACACCCGAGCCTGTCGATGTAGGCACAGACGACAAGGGCGTTTATGAGCAAGTCATTGAAGTTAAATTTTATTATGAAAGGATGTAAATAATTATGGCAGTATCAAGTGGAGTTTATCCATGTTATGAAAATCAGTTTGCGGTAGGTAAGGCAGGTACAGACACCGCCACAACAGCAATCGCAAATTGCGATGAGTTTTCGGTTGCATTTGACAACGGCGTTGAGGAATGGACAGCGTTTGAGAACGAGGGTTGGAAGTCAAGACTTATGACAGCCAAGAGCGTTACAATCTCTGTAAAGGGCAAGCGTACAATCGGTGACGCAGGCAACGATGAAATCGCAGAGCTTGCGTTTAAAAACGGCACAGCCGCACAGCTTCCGTTTAAGTGGACTTTCCCGAACGGTGCAAGCGTACTCTTCAAGAATGCGGTTATCTCTGTAACAGCAAACGGCGCAGGCGCAAGCACAGGTGTTGCACCTCTTGAATTTGAGGTTATGTCAAACGGCAAGCCCGAATACACACCTGCAGCCTAAGGAGGTATAAAGAATGTCAAAAATCATTGATATTACAAACAAGCTTAATTTTGACGAAAAGCCAAAACTTGTTATCAAAGGCACAGAAATTGAGGTCAACAATGACGCAATTTCTTTCATTAAGACGGTTGCGCTTTTTGACAGCGAGGACGGCGTAAAAACATCGGACATCTTATCGGCTCTTGAGCTTCTTTTTGATGAGGAGAACAGAGAAAAGATTGCAAAACTTCATCTCTCGTTTGCCGACCTCTCAACGCTCATCAGAACAGCAACGGAACTTATTGCCGACAATGACAGCGAGGGGGAAATTCAGACCCCGGCTACGACTTAATAGATGATTTCGATTTAATCGTATCGAGTTTTAAGTCAGAGTACGGGGTGAGCATTTACTCCGAAGATTTTAAAAAGATGACTTGGGCGGAGTTCAGCTCCCTGCTGTGTGGCTTGGGAGCTGACACGCCTCTTGCGAGAACGGCTCAAATTCGCCTTGAGAACGATGAAAATGTTTTGAAGAACTTTACATCTTCGCAACATAAAATCCGTAGCAAGTGGCGCTCACGCACAGCAAAACAGCGCACACAAGAGAACATCAATACCGCCTTGCACGACTTTGAAATGATATTTGCTAATATGTAAACATTGCATACAATTTTGTTTATTTTTATAAAAATCTTGACTTTTATGTATATTTTTGGTAATATAAAGAAAATGTGAAATAAAGTAACATTTTATTATAAAAGGAGAGATACAAATGGAAAATCAAAATACTGTGCAGACACAAGAAAACACAAAGTTTTGTAAACATTGTGGTGGAAAAATTGCGAAAGAGGCTGTTATCTGCCCACTGTGTGGATGTCAAGTTGAGCAAATTACAAATACACAAGGTACACAACCTATTGTTATTAATAACACTAACAATAACACAAGTGCAGCCTCTGCGACAGCGGTCGCAAATGGTGGAATGCAAGGAAAACCTAAAAGCAAATGGGTAGCATTAATTTTATGCATTTTTCTTGGGTATCTCGGCGCTCATAAATTTTATGAAGGCAAAATCGGAATGGGTATTCTTTATCTTTTCACCGGAGGTTTATTTATCGTTGGTGTAATTATAGACATTATTGCTTTGCTCGGTAAATCTAATCCGTATTATGTTTAAGAATGTAGCATAACAACTAAATAAGCTAATTACAGCGTACATCTTCGGGTGTGCGCTGTTTTTATACCACAGGGTGTAGCATTTTTGCAACGCCCTTATTTTTATGCAGAAAGGATGTGAAACATATTGGATAACACAACCGTGGGCGAAATCGGCTTAAATCTTGTACTGAACAGGCAAGGCTTTTCTAAATCGCTTAATGCAGTGCAGGAGCAGGCAAACAGCGTAAGCAATAATATGAAAAGCTCACTTAAAAAGCTCGGCTCTGCCATTGTTGCTGCGTTTTCGGTAGCGGCGATAAAGCAGTTCGGACAGCAGTGCATTGAATCAGCGGCACAGGTCAATGCGGCAAATTCTCAGTTTGAACAAACATTTGGCTCAATGCAGTCACAAGCTGAAAGTGCTATTGTTACTGTATCTAAAAACAGTGGTATTTTGAAAACACGCTTGCAGGGTGTGGGTACAAGTATCTATGCATTTGCAAAAACTACGGGTATGGACAGCGCGGACGCTCTTAATATGATGCAAGAGGCTTTACAGGTAACAGCTGACAGTGCGGCATATTATGACCGCTCGCTCGAAGATACAGCAGAAAGCCTAAAATCATTCTTGAAAGGCAACTTTGAAAATGATGCCGCACTCGGTTTGTCTTGTACAGAAACAACACGAAACGCAGCGGCTAATAAGTTGTATGGTAAATCGTTCACGGAACTTTCTGAATCACAGAAACAGCTCACGCTTTTGCAAATGGTCAAGGACGCTAATCAGCTTTCGGGTGCTATGGGACAGGCAAGCCGTGAAGCAGACGGTTGGGAGAATGTAACAGGCAACTTAAAAGAGAGTTGGAATCAGTTGCTTGCCGTAGTCGGTCAGCCTGTTCTCCAGGTTGCAACTCAGGTTGTAAAGCGGTTGAGTTCCGCACTTGCAACTTTAACGGAATATGCCAAAGGTGCGGTTGAATCGCTTTCAAAGGTCTTCGGCTGGAATACAGGCAACAACACCGCAAGTAATATCAAATCTGCGTCCGATTCTGCCAAAAGCCTTACGGATACGGCAGATGACAGTTCAAAGTCACTTGATAATGTTCAGAAAAGTTCCGAAAAAGCAAAGAACAGCGTTGCAGGTTTTGACAAGCTGAATGTTATTACTAAATCAGATAGCGGCGGTTCTGATACTTCCGCAAGCAGCACATCGGCAAGCAATGGTGCTTCTGTTGCAAATACTGTTGTTAAAGACACAAACAGCGGTGTTTCGGGTGCTTTTAAAAATTTATACGAAAAAAGCGGATTCAAAGGCTTTGTGGATAATGTTCAAAAGGGCATTAATAAGGTTGATTGGTCAGCTATCGGCAAAAATTGTGAGTCGATATTCAAAAATTCTGTTCCGATAGCTCAAAATTATCTTACACAGGTACAAAAGGTCGGTAAATCTGCATTCGGTGCGGTAGGTTCATTTGTCGGCGGAGTGGTACAGGTTAGCGGTAAACGGCTGCAAACACTGACGGGCGGTGTTGCAAAATGGCTTGATAAAGACAAGAATAAAATCAACGGCTTTATTGCAACCATTGGCGATAATTTCAGCAAAGGCTACGATAATTTATCGACATTCTTTGAAAAGGGTTTTGATGTCATCGGGCAGAGCGTTGACAGAGTTCGCCCACAAATGGAGGACGCAATTTCAAATCTGCTCAGCGGTTTTACAGATTTCGGCGGTGCGGTCGGAACGATTTTCTCGGAGGGCTTTAGTTTAGCTACCGAATCACTTGTAAAATGGATTGACAATGACGGTGCAACTATCGGAGAATTTTTTGACAATATTCAACTTCAAATGGCAGATGTTATGAACTTCGTGGGCGGCGTATTTTCAGACATCGGTAACTTCCTGCTTGGCTGGTGGGACGGCGAGGGCGGTTCTGAGATTTTTCAGAATGTGTGCGATATGTTCCTCAATATCGGCACAACGCTTATGAATGTTTATAATGATTGGATTATGCCTGCATGGAATTTCATTGTCGGAGTATTTCAGTCCGCATGGACAGATTGCCTTAAACCGATTTTTGAACAGCTATGGACTGTTTTCGGCAAGGTTTGCGACTATATTGCAACAATATGGAATAATTGGCTTTCCCCGCTTGTGAACTTCATAAGCGATACATTAGGCCCTGTATTTAATACGGTACTGAGAAATATTCAAAGCATTTTTGAAACAGTATTCAGAGTTATAGGCGATGTTGTGGGCGGTATTTTAAAATCGTTCGGCGGTCTTATTGACTTTATAACAGGTGTTTTTTCGGGCAACTGGGAAAAGGCTTGGAACGGTATCAAAGACTTTTTTGGCGGTATATGGGACGGCATATGGGGCATTATCAAAGGCTTTGTTAATCTGATAATTGACGGTATAAACCTATTGCTGACAGGTATATATACGGTTGTCGCCGCTATCGTTAATACTATCGGCGGTATAGCTGACGCAATCGGTTCGATTTTCGGGCAGGAATGGGGTTGGTCAATGCCTAACGAACCTGTTCTTATTCCACATCTTGCAACAGGCGGACTTGTCAAAGCACCGACACTTGCGGTAGTCGGAGATAACGCAGGAGCTAATTCGGGCAATCCGGAAGTTATTGCGCCGCTTAGCAAGCTACAAGGTATGATTAATACTTCTAACGGCGAGGATACGGTAATTCTCGGCGAAATTCTGTCGTATCTTAAAAAGCTGTATGAGATGTTCGTAATATTCAGAAACAACGGCGGTAACTACTATCAGTTTGTCGCTGAAATTAACGGCAATGATATTTTTAACGAAATCGTAAAGCAAAACGAACTTTATAAAAACCGCCATAACGGCAAATCGGCATTTGAGTAAAGGAGGTGCAGTATGTCAAATTATAAAGGTTATTTACTAAAATTCGGAAATACCGAATTTCCTAATAACTATTTCGCTGAATATTCGTCAACACCTGATCAGCGTATGGACAACGATGCCGAGCGTGACGATAACGGCAGTTTACAGCGTTCAACACTGCCGACAGGTAAGACAAGCATTACTTTTTCTACCCACATTCTGCACTTGAACGAGAAAATCAATATGCAGAATATTATTAATTCTGCAATCGTGAACACAGTACAACGCAAATGCTATGTTACATATTGGAACGATGAAACCAACTCATATGACAGCGGATATTTCTATATTCCAGATATTGAGTTTTCGGTTATGGACGCAAGCAAGACAGACATCCGCTACAACCCGATAAGCATTGAACTTATTGAGTATTAAGGGGGTGCGGTATGATAAATTTAACAGATGAGGTCAAAAAGCAACTGTTGAACGACAGCTTGCAAAGGGAAATAATTATCAGCTTTCCTGACAACGATATTCCAGACATCATGGGCGAGAATATTGTATCTGAAAGTCTTGAACTTACGCAGGCAATCAGTGACGGCAAGGAGTTTAAACTCGGCGGCTGTATTGCGGGTCAGCTTACTGTAAGAGTGATAAATGTTGACACAGAGCTCAACGGCAAACGCATTAAAGTTATAATGAAACAGTCATACAGCAAGGGGCTTTTATTTCCCTCGGATACAGTATTGCCGAGTGCAGATTTATATTGCGGTTATCAGTCTGGAGTTATTGAGATGTCGCTATTCTGCGGTACTGTCAACAGCTCATCAAGACAGAAAAACAGGGCGGTAAAGGAAATTATCGCATATGACGATTTATATCTCGCTTCACAAAAATACGCTTACAACTACTTTACAAGCCTTGCGATTTATTCGCCAAAAATAAGTTTATATGATTTGAGAGTATATCTCTGCAGCAACTTTTTAAAAGATTATGATTACGAAAACGAATTTACAGGCTTTAATGACAGCAATGAGCTGTCACTGAAATTGGATCTTGTAAAATCGGTTTTCAATGACAAAACCACGATAGCGGACTTGTTGAGTGCGTACTGCGAACTTAACGCTTGTTTTGCAATTATGAGCGGAGAGGGCAAGATAAAGTTTATTCAAATTTTAAATCCTAAAACCGAGGTCGTTGACAACTACAGCAACCTCGACTTTGAGGAATACACAACACGCAGTATTAATCTTATTAAGTTTAAGTACAACAAGGACAGCTATTTTTCGTACGGTCATACAGAAGAAGAAAAACAAAGTTGGTATATATCGGACAACATAATTACTGCGTGCTGTACCGACATTGCAGGTATTGTTACAAGTTTTAACGATAATAAAGATAACAACTACATCTTTTACAATTTGTATGCTTACAGGCCTTTTAAAGCAGATGTTTACGGCAGGTGGTGGCTCGAATGCGGCGACAAGGTGAGCATAAAAACAGGCTTTACGGACACGGAAACGGTTGACAGTTTTATACTTGAACGAACGCTGAAAGGCACTAACGGCATGAGAGTAAAACTGACGGCAGAAGGTACAGAATATTTAGGAAAGGATGAGATAAATGAGTTACAGCAAAATTAATTGGGTTGACGGAGCTGTTCCGGCGCTGAACGCAACAAACTTAAATCGTATGGACGACGGTATCTACAACAACAGTGCGGATATAGTAGTAATGGGCACTAATATTGAAACACTTAGTCATAGTGTTGTTGAAATCAGAGAAAGCAATAAAAATATCGAAAAGCGTATTGATGACACAAATGCAGCAATCGAAACCGCATCTGCAAAAATGATAGCAAAAGACTCTTTGCTCAATACATCTACAAGCATTAATCTCACATCGCTTGAGGACACAGAACAGACAGCGAACGGAGTTACTATTTCAGTCAAGAACAATAAAATTAGCTTGAGTGGCACATCTACCGCTGCGGTTAATTTTTATCTCAAGCTCAAGCGTGCGGTTACTCTTGAACAAGGCAAAGCGTATTGCTTATCGTTGCAGAATTTTGCTAATATTACAAACAGCGGTTGTGTGTTCTATCCTGCGAATAGTCAGACGGTAATCAGCTCATCTTGGCTCTTGTCAGAAGTTAGTGCTTTTAAAAATGCAGCGGCTACTTATACAGCGACAGAAAATGTAACCGTAAATTCGATTAAAGTTGCGGTTGCTACAAATAGACTTGTTGACAACAGTTGTAATCTTCAACTTGAACAGAACAACAAAAAATCAGCATATGCAAATCCTGATTTTATAAGCGAAAGCATTAAGCCTGAGTTGTACCAAGCTCCCGACTACGCTATGCATTATTTGTATGTTTCAAATGATTACAACGAGAATACAGACGGGTTTGGTGTTACAAAGTTCAACTCTATGCTGTCTGCTAATGATAGCATAACAGACAACAACTACCATAATCGCTACACAATCATCGTTGCACAAGGCACATATACGGATATGCAAGATAGATACGCAGGTTTGTCCGATGTGGGGCTTGTAGGTTATCGTGGTGTAATGATGAAAGACTATGTTTATTATGAGTCTGAGAACATCTATAACCCCTCTGCAACTATAATCAAATGGGACGGTGCAACAGGCTTTGATAAGTTAACTTTGAAGTCGGAAGATATAATCAAAAAATGTCCGTTTCATCTTGATTTGAATGTCCATACTCACATCAAAGGTTTTACATTTGATTGTAAAAATATCCGTTACGCTTTACATCTTGAAAGTGGTGGTACAGGTTACGCTACTAAGTGGGAAGTCTCGAACTGTATTTTTAAATGGGGCGGTCGTGCTGATTGCGTTGATTATTCTGGCAAAACAACGGTTCCAGCGCTCGGATGTGGTCACAGCTTTGGTGAGGTAGGATTGATTGAAAACTGCAAAATTATCCCCACAAATTGCACTGTTGGCTATCAGAATCACGAAAATGCTGACAATAGCGATTTTGGATTGTCAATCAAAACAGGTTCAAGTATTACTATTCGCAACTGTGATTTTGGAGGAACTGAAATTCAGGTAAGAACGCTAAAAGGCGAATATTCCGACACGCCAAACATCTTGACTATTGATCGCTGCATCAACATATCTGAAGTTAAAAAGTTGTATGCGGCTCCAGCGACGAAATGCGATTGGACGGTCGTCGAAAATCTAAATGAAGGGGTATGAATATGACAAAAGTAACTTGTGTTGATATTTCGGAATTTCAGCAAAATATCGACTTCAACAAAATGAAAAATGACGGCATAAAAGCGGTCATAATCAGAGCTGGTTATGGCAGAGAAACATCACAAAAAGACACGATGTTCGAAAGTCATTACCGTAATGCTAAAGAGGCGGGACTTAAAATCGGTGCCTATTGGTATAGTTACGCCGATAGCGTCGATGATGCAGAAAAAGAAGCAAAAGCCTGCCTTGAGTGTGTTGAAAATAAATATTTCGATATGCCAATTTATTATGATTTGGAAGATTATTCAATGGTTAAACTCGGCAAAACAAAACTTACAGCGATTGCAGAACGCTTCTGCGAAACTATCAAGAAAAGTAACTACAGAGCAGGTATATACGCTAATCTGAATTGGTTTAACAACTGTCTTGATTATGATGAATTGAAGAGAAAATACAGTATTTGGCTTGCACAATATAACTCCGTAAATGAATTAAACTGTGATATTTGGCAGAACAGCTCGACAGGCAAAATCAACGGCTATGGCGGAAATATTGATACTAATGTAATTTACAACGATAACATCTTCGGCAAATCTGAAACAAAGGTTAAAAAGCCAACGCTGACATATAGAGTCTTTGCAGACGGCAAGTGGTACAGCGAGGTCAAGGGCTTGTCAAATGTAGCAGGACGAAAGAAACAAGCTATTTCAGCTATTGCTCTTAAAGTATCAAAAGGTAAAACTCGCTATCGTGTGCACTTGCTTAATGGTGACTGGCTGCCGTGGGTAAACGGCTATGACATCAGCGATAGCGACAATGGTTATGCAGGCATTAAAGGCAAAGTCATTGATGCCGTACAGGTCGAGTTTGAGGGAGTCGGCAATTATAAAGCTACATACCGTGTCAGAAAGCAGGGCAAGAGCAGTTTCTTTGATTGGCAGTACAACTCAGAGCAGGACAGCTCACAGGACGGCTACGCAGGACTTTTCGGTAATAAGATTGACGGCTTGCAGATTACTTTGACTTGACGAGGTGCAGTAATGTCAACAGAAATAATTGTCGCTTTGATAGGTTTAGGCGGTTCTGCTATTGGCTCAATTTTAGGTATTATTGCAAGTTCAAAATTAACATCGTATCGTATTAAACAGCTTGAAGAAAAAGTAGATAAACACAACAGTGTAATCGAAAGAGTTTATCATCTTGAAACGCAAGATGCTGTTATTAATGAAGAAATCAAAGTTGTAAATCATAGACTAACCGACCTTGAAAATAAATAAAACGGAGGTAATAATATGAAAAAAATTACAAATTGGAAATCGTGGGCAAAATGCGCAGGCGTAAGAGCAATAAAAACCGTTGCTCAAACAGCTATTGCAACCATTGGCACAACAGCGGTGATCAGAGAAGTCGATTGGGTTATGGTTGCCTCAGCAAGTGCACTTTCGGGAGTTCTTTCGCTGTTGACAAGTGTTGCAGGTTTGCCGGAAATATCAGAAGAATAAGAATACATAAGTTTAGCCCCTCGAGTACCGTTTTGGTATTTGAGGGGCTTTTGTTTTGCTTGACATCAGAACATATGTTTGATAAAATAAAATTAGGTGTATGATATGTTTTATTTATCATATTATATAGTAGTTGAATTATATAAAAAGCTAAACAAAATATGTGAAAGGTGACAATTTTTGCATTTATTAAATAAAATTACCCAAATTTTTAAAAAAATATGTTATAATACCTCTTGCAAGGATGAGAGGAAGATAATCAAGATGAATAAAGCATTAGATGTTGCAAGGTATATTATTAATACTTCAAATGATAAAGGCTATGATATTACAAACTTGCGGTTACAAAAAATTTTATATTTCGTTCAAATGGAGTTTGTAATTAGGGGAAAAGTATGCTTTTATGATAAGATGGAAGCATGGGATTATGGACCGGTAGTTCCATCAGTGTACAAACGTTTTAAATACAATGGTGCTTCTAATATAGATAAAATAGAGTATTGCTATGATGATTCAGAAGGGTTATGGAATTTAAAAAGGACACCTTATAGTGATGAAGTTTTGCCTAAGGAAGATAGAGAAATAATAGATACTGTTATCGAAGAATGCTATAAATTTAACACAAGTGCACTTGTAAGAATATCTCACTCACAATCTC